TTTTTCATTTCACACCTCACATTGGTTGATGATGGTATGAAGTATAGAACCGTTACTAACGGTTTGGCAAGTATGACCGCAAAAGAAAACGCCCCATCGGTCAGAATGGGGCGTTTGGTAGTTGCAGCGCAGTTGTTACGGTACAACCACCGATGCACATTCTACCTTAACGTCATGGTTGCGCATACGGGCTGATTCGCGTCGACGGCGAAGTTTCTCGCGCCAGTCCGATCCGTCATTGACATCAGTGTGACCGATCGTTACGCCCTTTACCTTGACATACACGTGTTGATTCGGCTTGACGTCACGACTCGTCAGCGGCGATATGCGAAGGTCCAAACCCGGCAGCACGTCGAGCCGTCTAACGACTTCCTTGACGATCAGATAGTGCGTCATTGGAACGAACACTTCGATAGACGGATTGGGGTAGAAGCATTCTACCGTCTTGCTGCAAGGTGCCTTGGCGAACTTGAGTAGGCGTGAAATGTCGGTAAGGGTCATGATTGCGCCGCCTTGAACGCGGCTTCGAGTGCCGCAAACACACCGACGTCCTGCTTGTCGAACTTGTTGCCGCCGCGAGGGATATGGAGCGGTTCACGCAGTGTGCATTGCGCCTGCGCCGCTGCGGCCTGTGATGAAAACGCGAACGCCTGCGGCCCAACGAATACACGGTGACCGTTGACGGTGACGCGAACAGGTGTAGTCATGACCAGAATCCCCCGTAATAGAGAATCGTTACGTTGACGGCAATGACGAGCATGGACACGAAGCCATTATAGGTGCCGCGCGTCGGCTTGCCATGGTTCATACCGTGCAGAAGGAATGAAAACGCCATCAGGCAAATTTCAACAATTTGGGGCCAATGAAAATGCATTATCTGCGACTCCTGATTTTTGCATCCATACGATAGTTGCCCATCGCAAACGGTTGCAGGTTTTCGATATCGACGGTGATGACAAAGCCCAACTTGTGGGCACGCGTCAACACTGCATATAGGTCGTCAGCGATCAATGCGCATTGCAACTGGACGATATTGCCGTCCTTGCAGGATTCATCGGTTGTGACGGATGGGCGCTTGTCTTGCATGGATACTCCCGGTGAGTTTATGGGACTACGCCGGGAGTATAAACTGTTACTAACGTTCATGCAAACAATGACGATTTCTTTTCCTGCGGTGCGTACAGGATCATCACCGAGTCGGCATGGTTCGGTGAGCGTGTGCCGTCTGGTGTCTTGTCTATAATCATCTGACCGGCCGTGTTGATGTCGTATGTCGGTTGTGACAGTTCTGCAACAAGCTTGGTCCGTACGTGCGGCGGTATCTGTTCACTGATGCTGATAAGTTCGTCAGGGTCAAACACCGCGCCATCCACCACGGCGCGGTGCGTCTTCTCAAAACGCATACGCAATGACCACCATGATTGCGCTTTCAGGTTCTTGAAGAAATCTTCGTTCTTGCGCGACCCGACACCACGGTCATCACCTTTGTAGACCAGTGCTGTAGGGTTGACAACGGCACCACTGCCTTTGAACTCAGTGAACTTGCGTTGCGATCCTTTGCGGTTGTCCCGACCATTGATCTGCGCCGCGTCGCCGCGTACACCAGCGCCAAGCCCGTCGCCGTCATACCGGCAGTTGTCATAGTCAAACTCATCGCAGCGTAAAAACGCCTGTTCCGTTGTCCAGAATATTGTTTTGCCCTGACCGCTCCAGGCGTCTATGTGTTGTAGCTCGATACCGTGTCGACCGGCCCATGCGTTCAGGTCAAGCCCCTCATCCGCCACATCAAGCGCCGAACGACGTTCACCTTTGATCGTGATACCGAGCTTACGCGCAGCACCGATGGCAGATTGTATCCACGCTGAAGGTATGACAACACCTTGCTTGGACGCTGAATAGTCAAGGTCAATTTCTTGCGCAACGATAAGCGGGTTAAGGTTCTCTTTCTGCTTTTCATACCATGCCTCATCCTTGCGCGGATCGTCACGCCATTGGAAGGTGAATACACGATGTTCGGGCCAACTGTGACGCTTCTCTGCGAACGGGTTGTCAAAGCCATTGACTGAACTGATATCAATCAGGCAATTCGTGTTCTGTGATAAAGCAGCATCGCTCAGTTGGGGCCGTTCAATGAACGCCGCTTCATCACGGCAATAGATCGATGCACGACCGCCCCGGCCGATGTTGTCGCCTGCTTCACCCCGAATCACTGCGCCAGTTGACGGTATCGTGATGAGCATCGACTTGTCACAGTCCCGTCCACCCATGACCCAACCGCCTCGGAACTCAACTGGCAGCAATGACAGAAACATGCGGATTTTAAAAAACAGACAATCAGGGTCGCCGGCACGATCAACAAGAATTTCCTTGCGTGACCCGAATCCGCCTGTGAAGCCTTCGTTAGTAACGGCCAGTGCGGTGAACAGTGACACCATCATCCATGAAAGGCCCATATCGCGCGACTTGTCACTTACTGCAAATTCTTTGGCTTTCCAACGCTCGATGACCCATTGCAGAAACTCACGTTGACGTGGGAACAGGATCAACGGCAGCATGGCGGGGTACTGTGAGCCGACATTACGCGGGTCATACGTACATCCCCAATCTTCGATCAGGTCGATTGGATTGTGACGATAATGCGTCAGGACCGCTTTAAGCAACGCCGGATCGGCGCGTAGCTGATGGAGCTTGTCGACGCGCCATTGAAAGATGCGCGAGTAGTCGGGAGCACGGAAGTCGTGCGCGTAGGGGTAGGGCATGAAAAAGGGCCATAGTTATGAGCTATGACCCTAGTGTAACGTCGGTGACGGTTTGATCTAGCTATACAACTCGTCAATGGTATCGCGCGCTACGTTCCGGCGCAGACCATCAATTACACGAACGATAAGTACTGTTGAACCCTGCACGCTGTCGATGATCCACGAATCAAGCGTATCGCGTTCAAGAATGAGCGTATCGGGTTGGATAGGGATACGGATATCGGTCAGCATCACATTTCGCGCAAAATCGTCAACAACGTATCGCGTTCGAATTGCCACGCCGCCGACTCCGCCGCCGACCGCGCCGCCGACTCCGCCGACTCCGCCGACCGCGCCGACTCCGCCGCCGACCGCGCCGACCACGCCGACTCCGCCGCCGACCGCGCCGACCACGCCGACTCCGCCGCCGACCACGCCGACCGCGCCGACCACGCCGCCGACTCCGCCGCCGACCGCGCCGACCGCGCCGCCGACCACGCCGCCGACTCCGCCGCCGACTCCGCCGCCGACTCCGCCGCCGACTCCGCCGCCGCCGCCGACCGCGCCGACCGCGCCGCCGACCGCGCTGCCGACTCCGCCATTTCTTCAGTAGTGGTGTTTGTAAGTTCCGATTGGCAATAAGCGATGACACCTTGCAACGCGTTACGAACCTGTTCTGCATAGGGTTCGCTATTGTCTTTAAGACGCTCGATCTGCACTTTATGGCGAGCAATCGCCAAGTGCCATTTAACCGGCTCCAAATCCTTGCCGATCTGAACCGCGTCTAGCAAGTCGGTACCAAACTGCGGAGCTTCTGACTTCGGAATGCCTTCAAAAATTGAGTCAGCAAGACGAGCTAGCCATTCCGGCCAGCCAAGCTCAACAGGAAAGCGCGAATGATCGTACTTGTTGAGAGTACAACCGACGAAACAACCGCGACCGTTGTCATACCCCGTACCCTGAATGACATCGTCAGCCTTGCGATGCGCTTCGAAACGGGCCTGATACTTCAGTTTTACTGCCGGATCATTGTGATAGGAAAGCATATTTTCACCTATGAAGAAAAAGTCCCGATCTGTGCAAGCGCCGGGAAACGGGGGTTAATCAGATGCCAAAGCCGTCTTGATGTACGTCATCATCGTACGAATCTGCCAACGGTTGCGATTGCAGATAGAACCATGCACCAACCGGGCAAATCGGAGCACCTTCAATTACCTGCTGTTCCGTCATTTCGTGGCCAAAGTCGCGCAGATTACCAAAATCGTCCGTTACTGCGAACATGTCGGGCAACGCTTGCTTACGATAAAAGTACAGTTGCATTTCGTCACCTACTTGTTGTGTGAAAGTGTGACAAGTATAAAACCGTTACTTTCTCACCGTCAACAACTATTTGACGAACGAGCGCAACCACGCTGATATGGCGTCGACGGTATCTTTCGGAACAACAAACGTACCGCCATCGAGCCATACGGTACGTTTGCGCGGGCGATGCTTCAGATGTCTAACCTTCATCGTCAATGTATCCAAAGATTTCGACACGCACCTTGCACATCGGGTTGCGGAGCGCAAAGTACCGTGCATGACACACGGCACTAACCTTTTTCCAACTGGCCCGACCGTTCAGTATCAGCGTACGGGTCGACCCGTCAGGTTCTGTCACACGGATGTGCCAGTCAGCATCTTCACCGATAGTCAGGTTCTGTAAATGGCTGGTATGGAGCGTCATGGTAGTTTGCTCCAATAGACCTCCGACATACGCCGGTTGTCAATTATCCGGTCGCGCATCAAGGTGTAGTCAGCAATTTGACGCAGACATATGGCACGTCCCGCACCGGATTGCATCTTGGCGTACGCAACGCGATATCCGTCAATTGCATCACCGCAAGCAATAATGAGCGTCATCAGACCATAGCGAATCATGTTCGTCCTTTGTCAGGATCGGAATCAGCATAACCAAGTTCAAACGCCGCACGGTGCACCGCCGCTTCCAGCCGGGCAATATAGTCGTCCTTGGCTTTCAGGTCGCGCCGACGCTGTGCCTCAAGTTCCTTGTATGCAACACGCACCGCGAACAGTTCATTGACCAGACGCCCAATATCGCGGCGGGCATCTTCGTATTTGACAAAATCACCATCCGCACACATGTCAAGCGCGGTCGGCGAAACGTTATACCGGATCATGGTCGCGGCGCTCCACAATAATTGACGGGTCATCCCCGCACGGCCAGTTGATATCAAGTACGCGCGGATCGACTTCGGGCGGCATCATGTGATAGCGCAGCGCGACCCAACCGACCGTCAACGACGCAATCAGCATCATTGCTACCATTACGTACAGAAATGCTGTCATTGTTTGGCTCCATATAGTCAACGGTGGCAAGTATGAACCGTAAGTAACGGTTTTACAAGCACAAACAAAACGCCCTATGCTAACCACATAGGGCGTTCCTTCCAACAATGCGAACTAGCTATACGAGCCGTCGTTCGGCGTGAGAAACCTTTTTACTGTTCGGTACTTACCGGGCCGTTCTGAGACACAGCGGGCGCATCGGTCTGTACTGCTGCCTGCGCACCTGTCGACGCCGCTGCGGCGGTCGGCGTATCCGATTTCTCGAACATCGCTTCGAAATGCGACACGCCCGCTTCGATGTTGTCTTTCAGCCAGGTTGCATCTTTTTCGAGCAACGCCAGAATGCGCGTCACCAGCGATTCATGTTCGGCCGGAACGGTGACCGATACCGTTGCAACAGCGCCAGCGGCCGGAGCGTCATCTGTGAATGAATGTTTCGTCAACAGGAGCATTGCAAGAATCGACTTCTTCATGATAGGGATATCCTTTCGAAAGGTTTGGATCGTTACTAACGTTACAGCAGAGCGGAGTGTATCACAACAGATGCCCAAACGCGTCGTCAATCTTAACCGCGTCATCCACTACACGTGCATCAGGCCAAAGACGTTGAACCATCTGACGCACGACGCGAGCGTATGAATCTTCGCCGCGCTGTTCACACCCTTGCGCTATATGCAAAAGCGTGACTTTCTCAACTGCGGTGATTGGGAACTGTTGCATGGTGTATCCCTAACGGTAACTTGACCTGTTTGCGAAGACGACGCATGTACATGTAGCGTGGAATGATCGTCGCCGCTTCGCTGAAATCGCTAGAACGAAACAACTTGCCGTCCATTTCCTCACCCGGAAACCATGCGGCGATCCACCCATTTGCAACACTCATTGCCATCCGTAGCTTAAATGTCTGCATTGCGACGTACCTCATCAACGATACTGAAACAAACCGGATAGTGCGCCAAACCCTTGACCAATCGCATCAAGCGCACCGCAATGTGAAATTGCATAAGATTGCCTGATACGTACGATCTTGGATGATTAGGCCCATCCTCCTTATGCCAGAATCTAAAGCGATAGCGGCACGTATCATCCATTTCGCGCGTCATTGTGATGTCGCCAGTTTCGTCAAATTCACATCCGGCAGTACATTGTTCGTATTCTGCCGCACATTCAGCACTATGCGGTGTCGTACCGTCTGATGTGCAGTTAATTCCTTTGCAAGTTTCCATGATGGGGGTGTGCTCCGTTACGACGCGGTTGCTGCGGTGAGCGCCGCTTGCGTCTTGGCGTGCGCTTCCTTCTCTGCGGTCAGTTGTTCCGTCAGTTCGTCAATCTTTGTGTTCATCAACGCAACCGTGCCTGCACCTTCGTTATTCGCCTGAGTCAACGCTTCGTTCTGCTCCGTCAGTTCCGCCTGCTTTGCAATGGCCGTCTTGAGTGACTGTTGCAATGTGGTGACGTCGGCCGGTGCGGATGCAACACCGGCGAGCGCCGCGAACTCTTTGGCTTGCGAATGTGCGGTTGACGGTCCTGCGATGTTTGTAGGCTTGCCCATATCGGTCAATCTCCAGGTGTTAGACGCCATCGCGTCATGGGGTCGAAATACTTCTTGTCAAACCGTTACTAACGGTCTACAAAGGAACTGTACGGCAAATGCCGTGCCAATTCAACCGACATTTTAACAGGTGACCAAGATGAACAAGACACACATTCGCGCATATACCAAGGCGCTTGTAGAAGCAGCGATGCACAAACAGACCGCACTCGAAATAGAGCTATCAGTCGGTCTGGCCGTTATGTACGACAGTGAGCCGTCACGCAGGTTAGGGCGCGAAACACTGTTGACGATTTATAACGGCGCAGGCTGGCAGTGCAGCAAGCCCGGTACGCTCGACTGGCGCGCAGTCAACCGGCGCATTACCGCAGCTATTGCGCTGTACGACACACACATGAACGGCGACGTTGCGGAACTGGCCCAAACCGTAAAGGCGGCAGACCTGGTGAGCGCACTGCGCCCGGCCGTTGCGGCACTCAAGGTCAAGTCAGTCAATGAGGTACTGCTGGCATGCGACAAGGTGCGCGCGCCGCGCAAGGGTGGATCGTCACATGGTGAAGGTCAGCGACTCGAAGCAGGACACTTGCACCTGACCATTCCAGCCAGTGCGACGCGTGAAGACATGCTGGCGATGGCAACGCAACTGATGGAACTGGCGATGTCGAAGTTTGAACAGCCAGAAGCGGCGCAACCTGAGAGTCAGGAAGCATTGACAGGTGAGCCAGCATAAAAAATGGGCCGCGTGAGTGCGCGGCCCGAAGCCCCCATCATGGCATACTGCCCCGCCTATTATGCCGCATGAGGGTGTTGAGCATCCTACGCCGCCAGTTGGACCGCCCATTGCGTAACATCCGGTCAATGACGATAGTCGCGTTACTGGCGGCGTTCACTTCTTCGACGTCAAGCACACCTCGCCTGATGCTGATGGTCAAATCCTCGACGTCACACACGTACGCGAACCGTACCCATGCTGTGCGCTCGATAGTTCGTTGCGGTCCTGTGCCCTTGCTCATATCGACCCCTTCATCAGTTCCTGATACTGTCGTGACGCCTCAAGCGGATCAACCGATACCACTGTAACCTGTTGCGCGCCCTGTGCGTTGATGCCGACCTGATTCGTTACCTGCACTGCTGGGGCGTCCTTG